GTTATGACTAGACAAACAAATCTACCAAGATACACTCAGTTTAGTTCTGACCTAACAAAAAAATATAAACCAGTTGACGAAGTGTTTGGATATTAAATATGGCAGCAGAAGCTAAACAAGGTAAATATAACTACTTAAAGTATATTAATGAAAGAACTAAAAATATTGCTCCTAAATTATCTGAGGGGGAAACTTTATTTCATAAAGTTACTTTAGAAGAATTTATAAACATGACTTTTACCGATGCTTTTAAAGATGCAGGTATGAAAGCAAAAACAAACCCATTAGGTGAAAAAGGTTTTTTTACTCTTTTAATGCAATATTCTAAAGATATATCAGCACCTCAAGAAGAAATTATTTTAAAAGATGGTTCTAAACAGTTTGTTACAAAAACACCTGACATAAAAGCAGCTGAACAAATTTTTAATGAATTAAAAAATATGCCTGTTCATCAATTTTTTAATAATGGTCAATTTAGTTCATTAGGAGAGTTTGTAAAACAAAACAATTATGTTGCAAAAGTACAAGGAGATAGAACTACATTTTCTCAATCTATTTTTAAAACAATTTCTACAGGTGTTAATGCATTTAATAAAGGACCTTTAAAAATTGATGAAAGTATTACTGATAAATTATATAATGAATTATCTAATCCAAAAAAAGCAAGAGTTGTTCCATTTATTGTTTCAAATCGTTTAACAGGTGTAGCTTCTCCTTCAGGAATGTTTGAAATGTATATGCAAGGAATTGATGATTACATAAATATGAATCAACTTTCTTCAATAAATACTAATTTATCTGAAGCAGAACAACTAAAGGCTAAAACAGAAGTAAGTATGGCTAAAGCTGCTAAAGCAAAGTTTCTTTTAATGATGTCTACAGGTTTTAGAGTTGGAGAAGCATCTTCTATTTATCGTTATGATCCTACAGCATTAACAGATGTTAATGGTTTAAATATGCAAGATAGTCAGTTAGCTTTTAAAAATACTCACTTTTCAACTTTTTCACAAATATATGATAAACAAAATGACATATATCGTTATAAAATATTTATTCCAAAAAACATTACAAAAACATCGGCACAGATATATGTAGATATTCCACAGTTTGTAGGTAAAGCTCTTGTAGATCAATCTATTGAAGCTAGTAAACTGGGAACAAGATCAATATTTGCATATAAAGATTATACAACAGGTAAAGTAATTGATTCGTATAATTATTCAACTGGTGCTATAACAGGTAAAATAGATAACTTTTTATTTGGGGATTCTTCACCTTTAAGTAAAATTTTTTCTGACACAAAAACAGGAATGGGTTACAATGTAGACACTCGACAGGGTGCAACTTCTGTAAAAGCACATGATATAAGACGTATGTTTTCTACAATGATTCGATCCTACATTGATTCTGATGCTATTAAAGAAGAACAGAAAAGAGCTTTAAGTGAAGCTGCTGATATGTTTCAAGGAAGAAGAGCTTCTTTACCTTCTGCAGAATTTAGATACGGTTCAGTAGAAACTCCATACGCAGGTGGTGGAGCAACATTTCGTTTAGCAAATATGTGGGCAGGTGATGAATTACTTCCAAGTTCTAAAAAACTTCAACTAATAAATGCTATAGAACAAAAAGTTTTAAACCCTGATGATTTTATTAACAATAAAATAAACCAAACATTTTTACCAATTAATGAAACAGGTCAAGCAGTTTCTGAAACAATACCAGATATTGTAGATGATACACAAATGTTACCTGCTCCTTCTGAAATAAAAACACCTACAGATATAAATGAATTAAGAAGTGCTGCAGCTAGAAATATAGAGAATTACGCAGAAGAAAAAGCTTTTTTAAAAATGACAGGAAAAAATTCTAATGTTTCTTTTGAAGATGCACTAAAAGAATATAATTCTATTATTGAAGCACAAAAAACACCTACTAAAACAGTTAAAGATAAAATTGTTGACACATTAAAAAAACCTATAACAAAAGGAACAGCGTTAGGGGTAGCAGGTGCAGTAGGATCAGCAGGTCTTTTAAAAGCTTTACCTTTTGTAGGTCCTGCGGCAGGTGCAGCTTCTGCTACAGAAATATCTATGCGACCTGAAGAAGAATTTAAAGTTGAAGGTTCTTTTTTATCTCCAAACGTAAGAAAAGCTTTAAAAGCAGGAACAGCACAGTTTGAAGGTATATCTCCTGTTCCAACAGATTTATCTTTGTTAAATGTCCTACCGGGAGAACAGAACTTTAGACCACTAAACGAAATATTGTTTCCAACTCAAAGTGAGATACAGAAACAAAAAGAATTAGCTGAGAATAGTGCAACTCAGTTAAAAAACTATCGAGATGATAGTACAACAATAGAAGACAGCACAGACACTCAAATGAACAATCTTTTTAATTAAGGGAGAAACAAATGCAATTTGATAAAATGAAATCTATGCAAGGTGATATGAATCCTGTAGACGGTAACAATCTCTACAGAGAAGGTTTAGATCCAATGCTTATAGGTCCTACATTTCAAGGTCCTATGCAACAGGATGCACCAAATGCAGGTACTATTCATGGCAACAACATGGACTTTGCAAATATGAAGACCATGCATGGCGAGTTATCATCAGCACAAGAAGCAAAGTAAATGGTAGATATAAGGAAGTCTGGTCAAACAGATGAAGAGCAAGAACTAGATATTCCTGAAGAAGCAGGAGTAATTGGCTACGTATATGATAAGTTTGAAGATGCAGAGAATGGTCGTTTTTCTGATGAACAACGATGGCTTGATGCATACAAAAATTATCGTGGTTCAGAGAATGAAGAATACAGATCCTCTGAGCGTAGCAAAGTCTTTGTAAAAGTAACAAAGGTAAAAGTTCTTGCTGCGTATGGGCAGATAATTGATATATTGTTTGCTAACAAAAGATTTCCTATATCTGTCACATCTACACCTAAACCAGAAGGTATAGCTGAGTTTGCTCATGTAAAAAATCCACAACAACAACAACCAGATGTAGGACCTGAAGGTTTTGCAGGAGATGGTATGGAGTTGCTTCCCGGTGCATTAGAAGCGACTATGCCTGATAAACCTTTTCTTAGTGGGTTGTCTACTAAGTTTGGTGAATCAGAAAACCTTACTGCAGGTAAAGCTCCTATGGGTGAACCACAGATAGAACCTGCGGCAATGGCTGCACTTAATATGGAAAAAGTAATACAGGATCAGTTGGTAGACAGTAATGCTGTTAATATATTTAGACACGCACTATTTGAAGCTTGTCTTCTTGGTACAGGTGTAATTAAAGGACCTTTTAGTAATACAAAAACAGTACATCGTTGGAATGGTGTTGGTGAGGAAAGAACTTATGCTCCTTACGACAAAACAATGCCATCTATTGAAGCTGTATCGTGTTGGGATTTTTATCCAGATCCTTCTGCTGTTTCTGTTGAAGATTGTGAATACGTAATACAACGTCACAGATTTAACAGATCACAAATGCGTGATTTAATTGGTAAACCTTTCTTTGATAAAGATGCTATAGCTGATTGTATATCTAGAGGACCTAATTATACTGAAAGAGGATACGAAGGTAGCTTATACTCTGATGAAGCAAATGACTTACGTTATCGTGAAAACAGATATGAAGTTCTTGAGTTCTGGGGTGTGCTTGATAGACAGATGGCTGAAGCTGCAGGAGTAGATATACCAAAGTCTAACGATGATAGCGACTCCGTATCCGTAAATATTTGGGTGTGTAATAACATGATACTTCGTGCTATGATAAATCCATTTACACCAGACAGATTACCTTACCAAGCAGTGCCTTACGAGATAAATCCATACCACTTATTTGGTGTTGGTGTTGCAGAAAATATGGAAGATGCACAAACACTAATGAATGGTCATATGAGAATGGCTATTGATAACCTAGCTCTTGCAGGTAATATGGTGTTTGACATTGACGAAACACAATTAGTTCCCGGACAAAGCATGGAAGTGTTTCCGGGAAAAATATTTAGAAGACAGTCTGGTGTTACAGGCACAGCAGTCAACGGACTAAAGTTTCCTAACACAGCACCAGAGAATTTACAGATGTTTCAAACTGCACGACAATTAGCAGATGAAGAAACAGGTATACCATCTATAACACATGGACAAACAGGTGTTACTGGTACTGGTAGAACTGCTGCAGGATTAAGTATGCTTCTTAGTTCAG